AAATCTTTTTTATAGATTTTTAGTTGTTTATAATGTTCTTCTGAATTAATCCACTTTGGACCCATATGAGTATTATTCCAGCGGTCAAGAAGTCTTTGTGCTTCCTTGCGTTTTGCATTTGTTGTTGACTTTACGAGTTCCTGCAAGTCATGCTTTTCATCCAAATCTTTTTGTACAACTTCATCCAGATTTATAGCAGTAATCTTTGTTTGTAGGTTATCAATTTGTTTTACTTCAGATTGGATAGCCATTGTATGTTGTTTGTGCCAATATGAATCTTCCAAGATATCTAGCCACTTCATACTTTGATTTTGCATGGTTTTCATAAGAAAGTCATAGTGAAAGTCCATACGACTCTGAACTTGAGGCTTACCGCCTTTTAGAATTGAACGCATTTCAGCAACACTAGGTGGTTCACGATCAGGAAGATAGATTACAGTTCCAATCGGATCCTTTCCACGACGACCTGCACGTCCTGCCATTTGAATATATTCATCTGTTCGCAGTAAACGCATACCACCTGTAGAATCATCATACTTACTTAGACCTGTAAAGATAACTGTCTTAGTCGGCATATTAATACCCACTGCGAATGTTTCCGTACAGAAAAGAACTTTGATATATCCCTTTGTAAACAAGATTTCAACCACTTCTTTCAGCAAGGGTAGGACTCCACTGTGGTGAAAGCTCACACCTTTTTGTAGCAACCTACGAAGACTATGATATTGCCGAATTGTTTCTAACTCATGTTTGTGGTGACGTAGATGGTAGTCAAAGACATGTAGTGCCGCAGAAACATCACTAGAATCAAGTAGATCTGCCTCAGTCTTCTCTGCATTTTGTTCACAACCCTTACGACTTAGAACAAAGACTAATGCAGGGAGAAGACTGCGTTCATGAAGCATAGTAATACATTGATTTAGCTGATGTTGAAAGGATACAGGGCGTACTTTACCACTTACAGGACCTTCATGACCACTGCGACGAGCCGCAACGACCTTTTTCTGAAACGCTTCATGTTCCTTATCAGTTCGCAGTCGTTCACGAACCCAAGTATTGTAAACATCATCATAAAATACTTCTTTTGCATCCATGATAGTTTTCAGATCAGTTCCTTGGAGAACAGTATGTGTTAGCGGAACAACTCTGTACTGTGTTTGAATTACATGGCAAGGAACTTGTTTCAATTCACCTAGCCATGATCCAAAGAGTTCAGGTTTATCCAAAGTTGCTGAAAGCAGAACTAGCTGGATATCTTTTGGTAGGAGAATCATAGTTTCCTCCCAAACCTTTCCACGATCACGATCATTAATATAGTGACATTCATCAAAGATTACTGCTCCTAGATTATCCAGTGATAACGATGCAGTTAACCCAAGATTTTCAGTAATTGTTCCTTTTTTGTAAAGTAGATTGCGAAGAATTTCCGTAGTCATGACAAGAATATCAGCGGTTGGACAGAATTTAATATCTCCAGTCATAATTCCAACACGACCAGGCTCTGGCCACATTTGTTTCAAATCATGAAATTTCTGATTACTTAGCGATTTAATAGGAGTTGTATAAAACACTCGCTGATATTTGCGAATGCACTGTGCAATCTGATATTCGGCTACTAGTGTCTTTCCACTTCCAGTCTTTGCACAGATGAGTACATTATGTCCTTGGTCAATTGCAGAGATTGCATGTTCTTGGAAAATATCTAGCGGAAACTTGTACTGAATTGCATAGTCAATAACCTTGTGTTCAGGTGACTTGGACAAATCTACTTGACGAAGCATTGTATGTATATTATATTTATATATGATAGAAGCCTAAATAATTATCAATTTTATTCATTAGGTCTACTAGAAACTATGTGGAGTGTATATTTATTAGAAGATTTGGATCATAAACGAACGTATGTTGGTGCAACACTAGATATTCACAGAAGATTACTACAACATAATGGGATTCAAGCAGGTGGAGCAAAGGCAACAAGTGGGCGTGAATGGAGTCGTGTATGTCATGTCACTGGATTTCCGCATCAGAAGTCGGCACTACAATTTGAATGGAAGTGGAAGAATTTAAGTAAAAAGGAGGTTGGGAAAACAGCGTTAGCAAGACGTATTCAGGCATTAATTGTATTATTGAATTTAGAACAATCCACATCAAAGGCAACAGATTATAAGGAATATGTTGACAATTTACAAGTTGTTTGGGAAGATAGTCGGAATGTAGTGGATGTATGATTAATCGCTGGTATAATATTTATATAAATATTCAAGTCTAGATGTTAATGGTTTTTGGAAATAAAATACAACAAAGGCTAGTATAGGAGCTTCAGAAAGTTCTTTAACTTTAAAATGTTGTAATCCAAATAATCCTTCTAATGGTGAAGGAATATGTTCAATAATATTTTTCATAATATATATTGCGACACCGGATAGCCATAAATACCACATAATTTTAACCACAATTTTATAAATAGGTTTTTTAGAATCTTTCTTTTCATCAAAATCTTCTTCATAATTTGTGAGTAGACATGCTATTGCAAATCCAGAAATAAAATGTAGGATAGTAATATATCCTATATCTACTATTTTAGCCAAACGAAATCCTATTTCCATCCTATATCTTATTAAGATATAAAAATGGGTCTATTTTCTAGATCTTCTGGACTTTTTAGACTTTCTAGACTTTCTAGATTTTCTGGATGTTCTTGCCTTTTTATTATGACGTTTGCCACCAGCTGCAGGGGCTGTATGAGGATTATTATTATTATTATTATTATTACTATTTGAATTAGATAAAGGTGAATTAGGATTATTATTTGAATTAGCATTTGAAATTGAATTTGAATTTGTTTGTTGTTCACTCATTTCATTTAAGGCTCGAGCAAGTTCATTACCCGCAGCTATATAAGCTTCTAACGCAGTATGATATTCATCATATAATGGAGATAAGTTTTCTGCGTTTGAATTTTCATATTGCATAGATTCTATTACTGCATTTTTTAATCTTTTTTCTATATTTTCAAATTTTGATCCTGCATCGGATAAAGTTTGTGTAAATATTTGTATTCTACTTTGGGGTATATTATTCACCATTCTATTATAAGCTTAAGAAATTCAGTCGGGTTGGGTTTTAGAACGTTTACGACGTTTATTTAATTTTGTTAAAAGACGTTTAATATATTGTATTGTCTCCTCTTCTAGAACCTTCTTGTATGATGGCTTTACATGTCCCTATTTCTTAATGGAGGTATGTAAAAATATTCAGAATCAATTTTTATATATTAAATATAAAAATCCAAAATAACAAAAACATGCTCGGTAAATTGGTATGTCCCCACATTTAGTTCGAGAATGCAAGTCCGCCCATACCTGACATAATGCGGAGTACGTTGTAGTTTGTGGCGTATACATATACAGTTGATGATAGCGTGGCACCTACGCAGTTATTGGTTACCGTTAGGAGGAGCGTGGTGTTATCGATACGAGATAAGTTGCACGTGCCGGAAGGTTGGTGTTGCTCGGGTTGTAGAGCGAAGGAGTATACGTTGATACCCGTGGCAGGGATGTTGGTGTGGTGTTGGTAGGGTTGTACTAAGTTGAAGTAGTCGCCAGGTTGTTGGGTGAAGCGGTCGTGGCCGTTGAGTTGGATGAGGCCCGTTACTACAGGGTTGTAGCCAGCCATGCCTTCTACGCGGGTTACGGAGTAGCCAGACTCGAGTACGGAGCGGTCCCACCAGTCTGAGTAGTTGAAGGGTTGCTGGCCCTTCCATTGGTTGATGATGGTGGAGTCGCAAGATACGAAGCTGTCGCGTTGTACTACCCATACAAGTTCCTTGCAAGGGTGGTTGAAGTTGAGCTTGATCTTGTTGGACGTGGACGTGATGGATTCACCGCCCGTGAATTGTAGCGTCTCGATGAGGTATTCGTGGGCTACTTGGGCGAACTTGCGGCGTTCGTCCGTGTCTAGGTAGATGTAGTCTACGTAGAGGGAGGCGGCTACTAGACCAGCGTTGGCTACACGGGTTTGGATCGTGTTGGGGGCGCCGCTTACGTTGGGCGTGAAGTCCCAGCAGAGGTTGCTGAGGGGGCTGAACTCTAGATTGATGCGTACCTCGTGGTATTGGAGGGCGATTAGAGGTAGAGCTAGGCCAGGGTGGCGATTGAACCAGAACTGTAGGGGGATATACATTGTGTATTCGGGAGAGCAAGAGCTGACTTCTTCGGACGTGTTGGGTACGTTGTATCCGCAGGCAGAGTCGCAGCCCTCGCCACCTTGTAGTAGGGTGTTTACAAGTTGGGGTACATTGCCAACCATCTTAGCGTAGCCAGCTTGCTTTCCAGCCTCCTGCGTGAGTTCATTCCAGATGTGTAGCCAGTCACCGTATTGCTTGTCGATGCGTTGACCGCCGATTTCGATTTCAACACTGTTGATGAGGTTGTGGCCAGGCCAATTGAGCCAGCGGAATTGGGCACCAGAACCGTCGCCTGTCTGTAGGGTTACAGAGGGTAGCGTGGCTACGAGGTACATACGGTAGATTAAGTCACCGTTGCGTTGGATCGTGCACGTTACCTTCTTGCCGAAGTTGGGGGCACCGTTGAAAGGATTTTCAATGGCTTCCATGGCGAAGTTGGTGTGGCGGCGGTATACTACCTTGAAGAAGGTGATCTGGGGATTACCGGTTAGGTAAACGTCTTGGGCGCCATAAGCTACAAGTTGCATTAAACCACCACCAGTCATCTCTGTCTATACCCCTTCCATAGAAAAAAATTTTGGCAAATCTACAAAAAATAAACCGGGAACATAATTTCTCTTATTGTCCGCAAAATTATCATCTGTGCTTAAACAAGCAGAGAACTTACAAGTTTAGAACAAAATGTCCGGGGGTGATAGTTTTTTTAAGATACGTCCAACAAAGCGAATAACAGTTGAAGAAAGAACAACACTAGATGTTATTCATCAACAGCAATTACAAAAGATTAATGAAGAACAAGAGGAATCAAAATTAATACAAGAAGATATGGAGGTTTTACAAAAACGTATAGAAGAAACAAGTGATGATTTAATTCGTGGACAATTAGAAAATAAATGTGTTCGTTTGAAAGAAGAGTTGGTTAAAAAACAAAATGATGAACGCGTATATGATTATTTATTAGATGCTGGTACAATATTATTTGATTATTATGATTTACAGACAAAGATATCACAGGGTCAAACAACATCAACATCACAGTGGACAAAACGAAAACCTGGTGATGTTCTAAGTGCTCTTGAAACGGCGGCATTTATTGATAATGAAAATAATACAACATCTTCTACAAATGATGTTATTACAAAAGATCTTATTACAAAAAAGAAGGGTGAACCGATAAATCGTGATATTTTATTGGATAAATATTTAATGCAAACGAATCCTGACTATGTGCGTAAAACAACCGAGTTAGATGATATGTCTGGCGAATGTTCAGAATGTGGATCAGATATGATGTTTAGTCAAAACGAGGCAATGTTGTACTGTGGTGAATGTGGAGCAACTGAATTTATCCTGATTGATAGTGATCGTCCGTCATACAAGGATCCTCCGCGTGAATCGTCGTATTATGCTTACAAACGTATTAATCATTTTAACGAATTGTTAGCACAATTTCAGGCGAAAGGAAGTGCTGAAATTTCACAGGATATTCTTGATCAAATTAAAAATGAATTGAAAAAACAGCGAATTACGGATTTTAAGATAATAAAATATCGCCAAATGCGTGAAATTCTACGTAAGTTAAAGATGAATCGTCAATATGATCATATTCCGTATATTATTAGTCATTTGAATGGAAGTATTGCTCCAGTCATGGATCGTGAAACAGAAGAAAAGTTACGTCACATGTTCAAAGAAATTCAGCCGAGTTTCCAAGAACATTGTCCAAAAAATCGTCGCAATTTTTTATCGTATTCATATGTACTATATAAGTTCTGTGAATTATTAGAATTAGACAAGTTTTTAGCAAGTTTTCCTCTTTTAAAGAATCGTGATAAGTTATATCAACAAAGTAAGGTATGGGAAGCTATATGTAAGGATATGAGTTGGGAATATATTCGTTCAATATAGATCTAATAACTGCCTAAAAATTGAAGTTAAATAATTGTATACTATTCATTATAATAAAGAAATAATAATGAATCTACTTATTCTTGGACTTTCAGGATTCCTGACTGGAATCTATGGTAACAATGTTACAAATCCAGTATTTCTTATGAATACACTGCCAATTCGTCCAAATGGTAATTATTCAATTGGATATCTTTCACCAACTTCTATGGGATTTCATTCTGTAAATTCTACAGGTTGTAATCGCATATCTATGTTTCAATTTCCTGCAGTTTCTTCAGGTTCAGCATTTAGTTTATCCCTCCATATAATTCCTGAACCAATGCATAAATGTAGTCTTGGACTTACTCTTTATTCATTTGTGAATAATACACAAATAGGCGCTCAAGTTGTAAGTTCATTTGTGCATAATCTAACCGAACATATACAGATTGATGTAAAAGATGCTAATTGGATTCTTGTAAAGGATACTCAGTATTATGTAGTATTACAAATGATTCAAGGAAAAAATAAGCAAGATCATTGTCATACGCGTTTACCGTATTCAAATAATTCATCTGTAGCTAGACTATATTCAATTATTATTCAGGATGAAAAGTACAATAATACATGTAATTCATCATCTTCTTGGAATACAACTATATCTACACAAGGTGAATTTATTGGTATGAGTATTATTGCAAATACATATGTTTTAAAAAATAGTACATCAGTAAATAACACCTCCATGGCAAGAAAGTTAAATTCAACTGCAGCAGTTAATGGAACTATTGTCAACGCAACTACTATCAATGCAACTACAACATCAACCACAACAACCACAACTTCAAAAACATCTACACCAAGTTATATAACACTTTCACAATCATTGACAATGAGTAAAAGTAAAAGTATAAGTGCAAGTCCTAGTTCTCAATATTCAAATACGCCTATTCCAACTTATACACTATTACCTAGTCCTTCAAAAACATCAAGTATATCTAATTCACCAAATTCTTCATCAATAATAATAGTAAGTCTATTACCTGCTTCAATTTCAAATTCTGATAATTTATCTAACACGAGTAAAATTATTATTGGTAGTCTAGTAAGTATATTTATTGGAGTTTGTAGTATAATACTCTATATTGTTTATAGAAGAAATAAGATGGAAATAAATAAGCTAATTAATTCAAGACTACCCGCAGAAGTAAAAATTAATCCTATAAATCCTATTAATCCGACGAATGATGAATTTATTACTACATATGATGGACGTCAACGTCGTTCAGGAAGCTTTGTATAAATTTCTCTATATGAAAATATAAGAATATATATTATATATTCTTATATAAGTTACTATACTTTTTTATATTAGTATTTAACGGCGCATGGGGAAACCAACGAGGTTGGCACCTAGACCGAAACCCGCACCTTGGCGAGCCGTTACGCCTACAGAGGGGGCTAGTACGTCGAGTAGGGCGAATACGGCGGCGGCTACTAGGGCTAGAGCGGCGATTTCATCTAGCGGGAGGGAACGCTTAGGGATATAGATGGCGGCGATAGCTACGGCTAGACCTTCTAGTAAATACTTTAGGGCACGATTGACAAAGTCAGCTACACTACCTTGCATACTTCTATACTATATAAATGGAAAATAGTTATATTGACCGGAAAGATGCGTAAAGAATTGGTGTATTCAAATAGTATATACGAGAAGAAATGTCTCAAGGTCCTGTAAAGGAAGATTTTCTTGATGAGGATAATGAAATCCCGGGACAACGTTTTTGCCTACTAAGTTTCTTAAGTCCTGAAAAAGTTCTTGCCAAAAAGGAACTCTATTTTTTTGACCAATTTCTAAAAAATTATGAAATTAATTGGAAAACAAAGAATCTAGAAAAGTTTCTAGCGAAACAAGTGATGGATTTCAATAAGAAACTAGATGCTGAAGCGGATCGTCTAATGGAAACGGATCTCAGTGGTGCCGCTGATATTTGCCGTCAAGCCCGTATTCGTATTGATAATGTTCTTGATAATTACCATGACTTTGTAAAGCAAAATGCTTCTGATATCACTCAAACATCCATCAAGGATTCTTACGATGATTTTGTATATGCTCATGGTAAAAAGCTAGAGGATGATTATCATTCTAAGAATAACTTCCAAACAACGGTTCGTGGACTGAAAATACGTGGAAGTTATAGTTCTCAAGAAGAAGCCACAGCTCGTGCTAAGAAGCTACAACGCAATGATGCAGTTCACAATATTTATGTAGCTACTGTTGGTAAGTGGCTTGCATGGGATCCTAGCCCCAATGAAGTAGGTGATCAAGAGTATGCTGAAGACCAGCTCAATGAACTCATGAAGTCTTATAAGAAGAATGAAGAAGACCGTGAAGAATTCTTTTCTAAAAATCCGGATGCTAAGAAGGCTGCTAAGCCTAAGATCATTGGTGAAAGTCTAGAAAATTCTGCTCCTGCTTCTGTAGTTGAAGCTTCTGGACCTACAGGTCAACACAACAGTTTATTTGAAGGCCCTGCTGACTTAGCCCTACAACGCAAGATGGAGCGTGAAGCGGCTGCAAATGCAAAGAAAGAGGAATCTAATACTAAAAAGGATTAAATAGAATAATAGAATAATAGAATAGAATAACTAAAAATCATATTTACCTTTATAAAATGTAAATATGTATTCTTCAAAAAACTATCTATAAAAAATTAATCATCTTCCTTGGGCTGTACATTGTTTATGTTATAGCGAGGTAAGATAGGAACACACGTGGTTTGTTCGCAGAAATATCCTTCGGGGCAAGGTTTTTCACCTTCCTTGCAAGTCATATCTTCAAATCCACTTACACTGGGAAAAAACGCCTTTACATAAGGTGCGGCGAGTAGTACAAGAAAAAATACCATGAAAAGACCTACAAGTCCTAGACCAACTTGACGTGCCATGATGTTTCTATTACATATTTTATATAAAAAATACAATCCAATTCCTAAGGAAATACAGGAAGGCCAGTATCACGAGGTAAACTAGGAGGTGTAGTTCCTATACAATAACCATTTGCACAGTATGTTCCAAAGGGGCAAGGAGGTTGATCAACACCGCAACGAGCACTATCGGGAGAACCAATGAAATGTTCATATTGTACAACCACAAATGATAAAGTTATAGCAACTAGTAATAATGCTAGCGATGTCCAAATTTTATAGGACATTCTTGTTCTTGTTTCTAATTCTACTGTATATCTAAAAATCCTTGCGTACATGAATGGAAGGACCGCGTAAATGTTTTGCAGAACTAGGATCATAAGAATTTACATCTTCTTCTTCACGATCACGATAGAATGTCGCATTATGTTGCCAGAATTGAGGTGCTCCTATACGGAAATCACCTTGAATCGCCGCCTTATACCAGAAAATCGCATCATCAAGCTTATTACTGCGTGTATTATTATTAATGACAAGACATTCAAAATTTTCCGTACATTGGTCCATGATTTGACAAAAGAATTCAAAATTCGGAAAGGATGCACCAAAATTATCAAAAATACGTTTGCGATTTGTAATATACGGTTCACGTAAAATAAATACATAGTCTACATTTGTACGTAGCACAGGAGGAATTCCAAGAGGATATTGCATTGTGATTAAAAAGAATACTTTTTGATGGCGACCGTTTAAGAATAAATAACGAATGTTTTTATCGTGAATCCATGAATCATCATATAAGCAATCATCTAAAATCATAAATGAACGAGGATCTAACTTACTTTTTACAATCGGTTGTCCAGCAGTTCTAGCATTTTCTTCTTGTTGAATCTTACTTGTAATAAGTTTCTGGCGTTTTACAAAGTTAGCAAGAATCGCAGCATTGTATTCACCATGAATAAAAATAGGCGGAATAATCTTACCGTAGAATGAATTGGATTCTTCTGTACCACTTATAACAGTTCCCATAGGAATATTTTGATGATGAAATAATAAGTCCTTTACAAGTGTTGATTTACCGGTACGACGACGACCAATGAATACACACACAGCATCTTGAGGAATCATCTTCATATCGAATTTACGTAGTCGTACACTCTGTGCTGCAAGATTATTGGCGTTTGCAGACATGTACCTTCTATTTAGAATAGAATTTCAATTATATATTTCTTTTAACGCAAAACCCGCGTGAAATTCATATATCTTTAATACTTATACCCGGAGAGAAATATGCCAAAAGCAGCTAATAATAAATCAAAAACAAAACAACAAGATTCAGTACAATGTACCGTAGATATTCGTCAAACAAGTACACAAAATCAACAATTTTTTGATTCATTAGCACCGAATTATATACATTGTGAAGATACAATTTCAATGTTAACAGCTATTTTACCGACAAAATTTCGTAATAAATCCTGTACAATTGATAATGAAACAACCTTAGTCAAGTGGACTTCTATATCTACAAAAAATGGAAAAGGAATTTTAAGAATATCAAAAAATAATATTGAACAAGAAGTACAAGCTTATGAAAAGAAGATTCCTCTTATTGAACCGTTTCATTGGATGAAATATAATGAACGACCCACTATGCCTTTTTTCTGGTCTACTCAGAAACCATCAATCTTAGATGCTGAAAATCAAGCTTATATTGATGTACTAGGAAGTTCTCTTGTTAGCAAATTAACAAAACTATATAATTCTCCACATTTCTGCAAGTTTTATGGATGTTTTCGTACAGTTCTTACAAATTTCCGTTTTAATTTACATGAAGATTTAGAAGATTTACGATTTACACAATGGTTTTGGGAAAAGGTTGATAAAGAAGAATTTACTATTCATGTATATGAAAAGAATTCTGGAAGAAAATTAACTCTTGAAGAACTTAAATCATTATTAAAACCTGATGATGAATACTTGGAAAATTCGGATGATGATACTGATAATTCTGATTCTGATTCTGATAGATCCACATCCACATCAGGTTCAGGATCAACAGAATCTACACAATTAACACAAAAAGAAGAACATCTAGAAACAATAACAACACACCAATCACAAACATTTATTGAACTTGAAGAAGCCGATTTTGATAATAAGAGTACTGATTCAACCCCGATTTTCCTAAATCGTAAGTCTACTCGTAATAGTACACAGTCATCTAACTTTTCCAATGTATCCTTTACAGATGATTATGAAATTTATGTTGACTTACCCAATATGCCCGCCGTTATTATGTACGCTGAAACATGTCATGGAACTATGGATGAATTATTAAGTCAAACTTCTTATTCTCCAGTATCATCATCTGAAAAAGAAGCTATTTGGTCTGCATGGATCTTTCAAGTATGTATGGCTTTGTGTCAACTTCAAGGTGGTCTACGCTTAACCCATAATGACTTACATACAAATAATGTCATGTGGAAAGAAACTACAGAAGAATATTTATACTACATGGATAATTCCAATCGTGTTTGGAAAGTGCCTACGTATGGTCGTATATTTACGATTATTGACTATGGTCGTGCCATTTTTACCATTAACAGTTTTTTCTGCATTAGCAGTGATTATCAAGATGGACGAAATGCTCATGGACAGTATAACTTTGGACCTTTAGAAGATCCTGATGAACCGAAAGTCTATCCCAATAAAAGTTTTGACTTGTGTCGTTTATCATGCAGTCTTCTTCGTGGACTATTTCCTTATAATCCTGCTGAAAAGGAAAATGGAAAAGTCATTACGAAAGAAAGAGGATGGATAGTTAAAGAAACAAATCATTCCTTATTTAATTTACTCTGGTCTTGGTTACGTGATGATGATGGTGCAAATATTCTTGAATTACAAGATGGGAATGAAAAATATCCTGGCTTTGACTTATATATTGAAATTGCTCATAGTGTTCATAGTGCTGTTCCACAACAACAATTAGCACATCCCGCATTCAAATCCTTTTTATTGTCTACACCCTTGCCGAAAAATATACAATACATAAAAGTTCCTATATAATAGGATGGCACAACAAGTGGATGAATGGACTCCGAATGTATTAAATAGTTTAAAAAATGCACTTGGAGAAAGATATGTTAAACCCTTGATTAATGTCATGAAAGAAACTGGAGCAGTTTTAGCTGGTGGGTTTGTATTAAAATCTATTCTAGAATACGATGAATCTGTACCAGATTTAGATATATATGTACCATATCAAAATGTGAGAACTTTTCTTGAAAAATGTGTGTTAAAAAATAATCCTGATGGTTCTTTTAAATCAAGAGACAAATATATATTACAGAATTATATTACTCACTATAAACGCTATTATGCAACAATTTATTGTCGTTCATTTTTAAGAAAAAATGGTATTCGTCGTGTACATACATTCAGTGAACTAGGAGATAATAGGGATAGAAATACAGGTGAATTTAAAAAAACATTATTTTCTTCAGTTGATATTATGTCAGTAAGAAAAAGAAGAACGCCTGTTGAAGTATGCTCCAATTTTGATTTAACATTTTGTCAAGTATGGTTTGATGGTACCACAGTATTTGCAACACATCCTGAACATATTCGTCAAAAGTCTGGATTTTTACAAGGTGACTATGTACAATCCTTACTTTCAGGAAATGAATTTTTGAAAAATCGTATAACAAAATATAGAAAGCGTGGATTTAAAATTACATATGATCCGTCAGTAACAAATCATTCTATTCCAAGTATTGATGAAATATTAACAAATAATTATTGTGCACAAAAAGAATCTATTGAAGAACGTTTACCTATATGGTTTCAAAGAATAGCAACAAAATGGTTAGTTATGAATAATGAAGCACGGAAAAAATATTATATACCATTTAATGAAAATCCAAGATATTCACAAATATTTTTAGATTCAACAAATAATCAAACAACGATTATAAAAGGGGCGAAAATATTTACAGGATCATATACAATTCCTGAGGATGAAGGATATGATAGTGAAGATATGGACGGTCCTAAATTAGCTCAATTAGCTGTTGAAAAATATGTTTCCAAGGAAAAAGAACTTGCTCCAGTTCCTATTCAACCTGATATTGTATTATATCGTTCATTATTCTTATTATTAGAAAAACAATTTTCAAAACATAAAAAGGATTTTGCTTTCTTTGAAAAAAATAAAAACTTTATTGATGAAATGTATGAAGATTATGACTTAGAAGAAAATCATGCAACAAAAGATTCTTTTTATGATGTCTATAATAATTTTCGACTTATGTATCAAGAAGGGAAAGAACATAAACGTGAATATATAGCTAAACTATATAAACATGTAAAAATTTTTGGTGATTATTTACTAGACCGTTGTACAACTCAAGGCGATGATTTTGGTGGTAATACAGGTAGAATTTATCATATCCACAACCATCCTATTGAACTAGGAATTACTAGTGAATCTTTAGAAACATATTTAGATCAATACAAGCAATTAACAGATACTACAAAAGGAATTCCATGTTATTATACTCCTGATTGTAAACAATTAATTTCATTACGTACGATTGAAACAATTGTTTCACCAGGATATTTTAGAACATTTGCAAAACGCATACCTCCTAAATTAGGTCTAGATTTATTAATACCCTTCTATGACTCAACAATAAAAAATACAAAAACAACTGATCCACAATGGGGTGATGAATATAACGAAACAATTTGTCCATTTTGTTTAGACCCAGTTTCTCGCTCTTCAGGTTGTACGATTATGGTACATGAGAATATTAATAAATTACCTGAATCTCAAAAGCCTTATTGTAAAAAGGAAATTGTAGTACAATCTATATTAGATAATTATAGAAAAAAGGGACAACGTTTATTAGAACATCCTGATCTCCCTCTTAATATTGAATTTTGTATAGAATGTGGTCGCCCATGTAGTGGACATCAACATTTTGATATAAACTCGGTCCAACCTGCTTTATTACCTGATAATCATGATTATGGAAAATGTCCTGGTGGTGGTCGTCCTGAATTATTTGCTCGTATCATGGCTGTGCGTGAAGTATATAAATATGGTGGAATCAAGGATCTGAAACAAGAACGCCTAGTTGCTGCATGGGCTGCAGATGCTGCTGCAAGAGATCCTGTATATCTTGCACGTGGTGCTGCGTTAGCAGCAAAAGAACCTGCTGATAATCGTGAATTCAATGTAAAAGTTCCTGCTATAAAGAAATATAAAGAAAATGCGTATAAAAATGTTTCTAAAAATAAAGCAAATTCTGCTGCTAAAGAGGCAAAAAATACCATGGCAAATGTTAGTGAAGCTCCTTCAAAAACTGCAGCATGGGTAAAAGTCTGGGTTGATGCAATTAGTGCAGTAAAAGTATTTAATGAAGATTTAGCAAGGCAAACTGCACAACAAGCAATTAAGGAAAGAAATGATGCACCTGCACAAGAATTTGATATTCCTAATGCTCCTGACAATGCAAATAATGGGAGTATTATGGAAGAAAATTACAAGGACGATATTAAATACTCAGAAGATGGTAAATCATTATTAGATAAGTTTATTGAAACAGGTATTTCTGAAGGTGAATCTGAAGCTAAAGATGAAAATGAAA